AGATAGTCCTTCGGCAATCTTTAGAAAGCAAGATGCAATGTAGTTAGGTACTACAGGAAGTTTTTCTTCTTTACTTTGAGCTTCGTTAAGTTCACGTACATAATCTACAACAGCTTGAGAAAACTCTTTGTTGTTAACATAATGAATACTAGCTCGTTTTGTTCTTGCCATTATAAAATTCCTTCAATTCATATTATTATAGTATCTTTTTTTTACTGTGGCAACTAAAAAAAGTAGTTGCACTTCTCGCGAGATCGTATATAATCATATAGCGATATGGGGAGGGGGGATATATTATTTAACTAAAAATCCAATTCGGGCATCATCAATATACCCATTAGCATTATCGTAACTCTCTATAAAGTCATACCCATGCATTTCCATATGCTCTCTCTTTTTACCAAAATCAGACGCCCATACAGGAATGATATGATCGTAATCTGGATCAGGGGAAGGTCTTAGATGGACTTCAATAACTTGATCACCTTTAAACTCAACGTTTATCTCTTTAACGTCTCTCAACACAACTAACTCATCTGGTACTTCTGGTATATAGTCAGATCTTTTCCACTCAACGAACTTAGTAAGATTGATAGGCATATTAGTACCTTCCCAGCAAGATGATCCTTTCCATGGCTGTAACCATTTACCATTGATCATATCTCTATCATACTTCCAAACATAGTTAGCTGAATAATGCTTACCAGTTATATACTCACACCAAAAATATCCAGGAGGAACAGATGTAAAATCACCCTTGGGTAGCTGCTTAACAGTAGCTCCTGCTCCCATTCCAGCTAGATTATATATAGGTCTAATAACATATGTACCTGTCTCTGGAATCTCTATTCCGGCAGGTCCACATTTGTATCCAAATGTTTCTGCTACCCATAACTTATTAAACCACTTACGATGTTGCGGATACTTTATATATGAGTCTGTATCTTCCATTAATGAAGCTTTCCTTTATCAAATAAGGGAATAACATTACCTTGATTATCAGAGTCTCCTTCTAATATATCATTAGTAACTGATCGAAGATTAGCAATCATACGTCTCATCTGTTTGAGCTCAGACCCATCACTATCTGCAGTATGTTTTTCATCATCTTGTTCTGAAGCTATAGCTCTATAATACTGCTCAAGTAACAGCTTATCTGGTTTAGCTTCTCCTATAATATGATTATAGTTCAACAGTTGAAAGTATTCTTCATTTAACTGAAAAGACATCCACGGTCTGAAAGAATAATATCTATATCCTTTCTCAATATTCTCAGATCTTATTACCATCATAGCATTTCTAACTATAATATAAAAATCATCACCTTCAGGTTCCTGCACAACCTGAGCTACGATCTCATCACCGTTAGATAGTCTGAACTGAGTGTATGTCATTTAATATCTACCTTTACCATTTTGTAATTAAACTGCTCTCTTTCATAGATCTTAACACGCTCTATAGAGTGTATTAATGCGAAGTTTTTTCTTGACTTCCAGTGCAGATCATCTGCGACATCATAGAGGGTGGTTGTTCTTCCGTCATCTGATTGTCGAAGACCACGTCCAATACTCTGCAGAACTTTGATTTGGGACTTGCTTGGTGAAGCGAATATGATATTATGCAAATTCCGAATGTTAATACCAGTGCTGAAAGTTCCCATGGATGCGACGATGATTGCATTATCTTGTTTTTCTACTATACCTCTTATAGCTTCTCTGTCTGCTGTATCTGTATCTCCTGATACAAAGAATACTTTTCTATCTTCATCTACCTTATTATTTATCTGCTCGAATAATGGCTTTCCGTGCTTGTCCACAAGGCGAAATAAGACGAGAGTATTGCCTCTAGCATCAATAGCCAGATTACGAATGAGCCTATTACGAGCATCATTTCCAATGATGAAGTCAATCTCGTCTTGATAGTCTCTTTTTCCAAAGTTCTTTCTCACCTCTTCTGAGTAGGTTAGTAGTAACACTTTAATATCAAGAGGAGCTAGGGTCTCATTATCTTGAAGTGCTTTAGTTGTAGTAACATTATATACAGGTCCAAATAAACCTTCTAACATAAGTTTGTGAGTTTGAGTACCGTCTAGAGTCCCTGTTAAACCATATCTATATTTAGCTTCTGTAGATTTGTTCATTATAGAAGAAAGAGACTTTGATTTAAATCCATGACATTCATCTCCTACTACCATTCCAAACTGCTTAAACCACTTCGCAGGTAACTTATAAATAGATTGCCAGGTAGATATAATGACCCGTTTGTTAGTATTTTTGTCTTTACCAGAATAAATTTTATGTGTGAGCTCATCTATATCCATACCGTAATCTTTGAAGTCAGTATGCATCTGTTCTACTAAGGAAGTAGTGGGTACAATGAGTAGTACCTTATCGTCAAAGTTTGACAGGTAATACTTGATTAAAAGATATGCTATGAATGACTTACCTGAGCCAGTGGGGGATAATAAAATTGCTCGAGATCTTGTTAGGGCTGTTTCAATCGCATCGTATTGATAAGCTCGAGGCTGAAATGGAAGTGTTGCGTCAGCTAGTAAATCAGCCAGCTCAAGAGAAGGTCTTGGAGGAATCGGAAACCCATAATCCGACTCTTCTGTGTCAACAGAATATGACCGCTCAGCTGCAAACTTTATTAAATAAGCATATAGCCCAGCAGAGAGCTCATGAGTTATGCGATTAAATAATTTTATTTTTCCATCCCAGACCTTATTTTTATAAGCAGGCATAAACTTATATCCAGGTACATAGAACGAAAAGTAATCAGATAACTCTGCTGCATAACCAGGTTCGCAGTCAACATATAACATACTATAGTCTTTTAAGCGTACAGTAAATTCAGCCATTCTCTTTCAACTCTTTGTACTTATATCTCACATCTAAAAACTGAGGCAACCAATCATGAGTGTTTACCGTAAATACTTGAGGTTCACTATGATCTACAGTAATTAGTATAACACCTTTCTTAATAGGTATACCTGTTCTTTCATAGAAAGCTGCTGCATAAAATGACGCCTGTATAAAGTAGTTGGTAATCCATTCCACTTTTTTAGGCTTACGTGCAGTCTTAAAATCTATGATAGAAAGCTCTCCATCAAACTCTGCTATACAATCTACTTGACCAGCACACTTAAGTTTATCACTATAAAGAAACTCTTCTTGAAACCATATGTTGTTTACTCGCTTATCTATAATGTCTTTAAGATGGCTAAAACTGTAGAGATTATTAGGCATAGCCTTGGAATCCCAATCAGAGACGTTATCTAAGTAGTCCTCTGCTAACTTATGTACCGAGGTACCTCTTGTAGCAGCTTGGTGAGATATTTTATTAGCTTCCTCCTCACCAACTCTTTTACGCCAACGCATGATACTGTCTTTACTAAGAATGCTCAAGACAGTAGTAATAGAAGGGTAAGCATTACCTTCTGGAGTAAAATACTTACGACCCTTCTCTGTTGTCTTTCTAGTCATCTTGGGTAAAGTTATACCATGATTTACGTGCTCAAACATTAGTTCCCTGCTTCAAATTGTTTCCATCTTATAATATTACTAATCGTCTGATGACGCCAGTTTAGATTATTTACTATCTCTGTAAGTGTATCTATAACAGTTTTCCAGTACTGTACTTTCTCTTCGCTTTGCTGAATCTCTGGATCACTATCATAGTAGTAATCCATCTCTCCTTTCATAATCTTGAGACCATCAAAAGGATCTGGCTCCCATCCTAACGCTTCGACAGATTCGCGATCCATCTTACCGTTGTAGTATAGCCATTTTTTCTTGAGTAAAGTTTTCTGCTTGAACTCAGCACGCTTCTTAGCTAGCTTAGCCTCTGCTAGCCACTGTAAATATTTAGCATGTAGTGAAGGTGTTGCTCTGGATGTCTCATCTAAAGCGGTTCTCTCAATAACACTATCTTTCGACCATTCGTCGAGTATCTTTTGCAAATCCATAATGTATCCTCATAATATAGATGTATTTAGCTTAGTTCGAAGTAAGAGAATCTAAACGTTACAGGGAATGTAATTTGTGTTGTATCACCAGCAGATGCTTCCATAGCCATATTACCTAAACCTGTTGGTACACAATCAATATATTTTATTCTTCTAGTAACATTATTATGACTACTTAATATAGCTAATGTTATATCTGAATATGTCGGAGGAGCAGTATCAGTTAAAGACCTATCTAGTCTTGACTTCTGAGGTGTTTGAATTAAACGATGCATCCAGTTGTACATTTCCGTATAAGCATTCATATTCTCATCAACTAGTATTATACACTCTAACTCAGTAAAAGTCAACTTATCTCCAACCATAGCAATATTACCGATACGAGAGTAAGGTACATCAGCAGCAGGAATATCGATAGCAGGGTGAGATACACTCTGGCAGAAGAATTCAAGGTTAGGGAAGTTTTTTCTATCTACCAAAAGTTTAAATGATGTTGGCTGTAACAAACTAATATTAGTTAAAGCAGCAGTGCTCCCTGTTAAAGAGGTATCAACATCTACTGTAACTGTAGGATCTAAAGTTGGCATATCAATTCCTAATTGCTATTTACATGTATTTATATGGGAAAAAAGTTCCTAAAAACTGAAAAAAACAGTTGCACTTAGTTCAAAAAGAGTATATAACTAATGTATAAGAAGGAGATAAGACATGATTGATTATATTACAGCAGACGAAGGTCACATTGATATGTACTCAAATGGTGATTTAGTAGGAATCGCAAAGACATCTAAGACTATTTGCTGGTATTTGCAAGAGATGGGCTTCGACGGATCTGTAGCTACTTCATCCTCAATGGACTTTGCTTCTGATTACGGGTTTGATACTGATGAAGAAGCTAAAGAGCTTTGGGAATCTGGTGTAAAAAAATTCTATATGTCAGCAACTTCTTAAGGAGATATAATATGACTAAGTTTGATAAATCTAAGTTTACTTACCACGGTGGATATCTTGAGTATACAGGTACCTACGAAGGTCAACCAACATGGGATCAAGTAGCTCCTAATTGTCATCCTTCACGTGTAGGTATGCCTAAGGAATTATTTATTGCTCGTTTTAAGTATAGCGGCAGCCCTATCAAAATGGGAGCGTTTAAAAGGTTCTTGGTAAAAAACTTTACTGTTGAAGAATATGTAAAGATGAGAAGTGGAAATGATATAGATAGCTCTCCTCTAAAAGTCTTACAGAGAAAAGGATTTACATTTTAACTACTTTACTCAGCGTCCGTGCAGAGAGAACCGGACTTAAAAGCAACGTCTCGCGAGAATAATTCGCCTGTGAAATATCAGTGTCGTGAAAACGTGGAGATGCTAGTTTCAGTCAAATTAGAGCGGCAATGTCAATAAGGCCGTGCAACGAGACTGGAGATACTAGGGGCGTTGAGTAAAGTAGTTACAAAAAAAAGGGCCGCGAGAGCGGCCCTAGTTGTTTTCCGTATCCGAATCCTATGCTGGGTTCAAGATGTTGTCTACGCGGAAGATTCTGTAGTACTGGTTAGCGCGAGCTGAACCAATATCGTCGCCTGGAGTTGAACCTACGAATGGGTTTGCAACCATACCGTAACGAGTTTTAAACCCGATACGTGGTTGGAAATCATTCTCGCCAACTGCACGAACCATTGTTAATGGTACGTATGGGCAATAGAAGATACCTGCATCATATGCGTTTGTACCTTTGTATCCAACTGTGATATAATCAGCAGTTGCATATGGGTCGATGTATACTTTCATACGACCATTCAAAGTACCAGCAAATGTGTTACCTGTGTCATCTACATTCAGAGCTGTGTTCATGTTTGGAGTGTAATCCAACATACCTGAAGCTGACAATGCTGTTGCAACATCTGAAGAACAGATAACAACGTTACCTTTGCCTCTACGAGTGTCTTTTGCAATTTGGTTAGCTTCACGGTCAAGCTGTACTACTAGACCTTTGAACTTCTCAGCTGACCAACGGCCATCTGCATCTGATGCCAAGTTAAAGATACCTGACTTAGTTGCGTTAGCAGTTGTGAAACCAGTTTTCGCACGAGAGTTGATTGTACGAATAACTTCACGGTTAATTTCAGCCAAGATTTCTGTTGACAAGATGTTTGCCAATTCTGTCTCAGCGTCAAGACCATGAATCGCTTTCAAGTCTTGTGCAAGCTCGAGTGTGTACTCTGCTTTCAATGCACGTGACTTGGCTGTCACAGTTGCTTTTTCAATGGTGAAGCCCATTTCAGCGAATGCAGACTCGCCAGTTGTTCCCAACTGCTCTGCGTTTGCTGTAGTCATACCACCACCAAATGTTGGGATACGAGTTGCTGAATCAACATCAGCGAAACCTGCAAGACCTGTATCATCTGCAGATTGAGTAGCGCCTGAGTCACCTGAGAAGCCAGAGATAGCTTCGTTGTACAGTGCTTCGTTGTTAGCTGTTGCACCAGCGCGAGTTGTTTTGTACTTGGACTTCATTGCGAAGATCAAGCCTGTTGGACCAGACATTGGCTGAACACCACATACATCATATGCCATCATGTTTGGCATAGCGCGACGTACCAGTGAAATCAATACTGGGTTCCAGTTAGCAGCAACAGATGTGTTGTTTGCAGCTGCATCTTCCGTCATCATTGAGGCTTGTTCGCCTTGCTCACGGATTGCTTTTTCTGTGTTCTCCAGAACGACAGCGGTAACAGCGCGCTTGTGGGCGTCTGCAATTGAACCGGCTGACTCTTCGTTCAATACCGGAGACCATTTCTCTACGAGACGATCATAAGTTTCCATAATTGGATCTCCTACTTACTTATTTGATTTGCGTAATGCATTAAGGTACTGTTCCATCATTGGAGACACTTCTACTTCATCAGAAGTATCATCTGTATCTTCTACAATGGACTCAGCTGTTTTAGTTTTGCTGAAGTATGATTCTTTCAACGTAGCAACTTTCTGAGCGAAAGCTTTTTCGTTTTCAAAATCAATTGATTCAGCTAGTGATGTTAGCTTTTCAACTTGTGTTTCTGCTAAGTCTTTTGACGCTTCACGGATAACCGCTGCACGCTTCAAAGATACTAGCTCTTCACTAATTTCCATAGCTTTAGCTGTTGCTTCGTTAACTTGAGCTTCAAGCTCTTCGTTAGCTTCTGCTAGCTCATCAACTAGGTCTACTTTGGATTCTGGAACTTCAATATAAGACTCTTGGAATACGTCTTTCAACTTCTCCATAAAGCCTTCTGCAATCTCGGTACGAAGACCTGTTTGGATTGCAATTTTGTTGTCGTCCATCCATTGCTCAACTACATAGTTGAGGTAGCTGTCTACCTTCTCTACAAGATCTGCTTTCGTTGCTTCAACTTCTTCTGCTAATTGCTCAGCATATTCAGTTTCCAAACGATCGATCTCTTCTGAGAGCTTCGACTTAACCGCTGCTTCAAAAATAACCGCTGTTTTGGCTTTAAAGTCTTCGGACAATGTTGCCTCAGATTCTACAAGCGCATTCAGGTCGTCACTAAAGTCTCCATCAAATTCTACGTCTTCGGCCTTCATGGCCTTGCCAGCAGGTTTTAATTCAGACGGTTGGCTGTTGCTCTTATCACCCTTGCGTTTTGGCGCTTTAGGGCCTTTCTTTTCAGCTGCATCAACAGATGCAACCGACTGAGCTTCAGCGTTTTTAGGATCGTGAGCTTCTTCGATTTCCTCGTCGAGCTCTACATCCTGGTCTACTTGATCAGTCATGTTTGACTCCTTACAATTTAGATTTCATTAACGAGAGGAAATTCTTAAACTCACGAGTCTGAGCCTCATAGAGGTCAGCGCGTGGAGCCTTCTTAATTTCAGTCTCCATTTGTTCAATTACTTGAGGTTCAATAATACCATTGTTCCAAACCCACTCTACACCTTCCATTATACCATTTACGAAAGCTGTCGGTGCAGATGGATCTTGTACGATATCAACCGTATTAAGAACAAAGTCGTCTTTGACGTACATTGTACCATTTTTTTCCTCAAGGCTACCCATACCACGAGTTGACACTCCTAGTTGAACACCACCTTCTAGTAAACCTTTTACGATATTACCCATTGGAGTATCCAAAATTTGTGCCTTACCTACAACATCATTTCCCTTCCAAGAAAGTTCAGTGATCTTGTGAGATACCTTATCTAAGTTTACAGTCGGTCCTTCTGGATGATTTAACTCTCCAACCGCTCTGTTCTTAGAAACTTGTTCAGTAACATATGTATCTACAGCCTTTTCCATAATAGGCTTTGGGTAGATACGTCCGTTTCTATTCTTTGCTTCTGATTGCATGAATACGCCTTCGATAAAATGGTTCTTTGTACCATCTTCCTTAGCTTCTACAATACATTCAATATTTTGTTCGTTATATTCAGCAATCAGTTTCATGTTTAACCTCTTACTTCTACAGCTGCAAATAAAACTGTAGCAGCACCGGCAAACAATTTGTCTGTTTTAGCTTTGTAGATGTTAACAGACTCTCCTGCAGCAAGTGTCATTGTACCTAGTGCAGTACCAGCTGCGTCTGTTTTTGTAACCAATGCAACAGCTGCAGCAGTATTGACTGCTCTAACTACGCTATGCTTACTAAAATCAGATGCAGCGCTACTGCCGTTAGCAGCCGCTTCTGTTGTTAGTGGACTTACTATCATCTGTTATCCTTTATATGTTTTAACAAACTGTTGAGCCATTTTCTCAGCTTCTTTCTGAGTCTTATAAGCGTCTAGTCTATCACCATCTATATATACCACAAATCCTGCCTTTTCTTTGTTGATCTTAACAGGAACGCGATCAATCTTTTTGTTAAAGACTTCTTGTCCTGAAGGACGTCTTTGCAGCTTTTCTCTAAGTTGTGTAAACGTTTTCATTTCAACAGTCTCTTAATTATAGTTTATTTATATGAAAAGTTTTTTCAAGACTCTTCATCTTCTAATTCTTCATCTTCTAATTCTTCATCTTCAAGCTCTTCATCTTCGATATCTAAAGCTTCTTCTGCTCCTGCATCTAGTTCATCATCATCTAGGTCATCAAGTCCGATTTCTGTTACATCTGGCTCTGTTTGAGCGCCATTGAACATTTGATCTGCTAGCTTTACCTTTTCTTGCTCAAGAGATTGATTCATTACATCTCCCATAATATCTTTAAAAGTTGGTGCTGCTGATGCAAAGTCCTGGTTAATTACTTGATCGATAAAATCTACTACTTCTGCCATACTAATCTCCGTTATTCACATTAATATCTAAACTATGTTTTTGCCCTTGAGGTTCTTGTTGTGGAGCCTCTTGCTCTTCTTCATCATCATTATCTATCTCACCAGAATCTTGTTCGTCAGATATCTGATCTTTCATATCTTCAATTTGATCGTCATCCATAAACAGAACGTTTTTCATAACATATTCTTTTGAGAAGAACTCTCCAACATACTGTTGCATCATATCTAGAGTCTGGATTCTCTCTCTTAAGAGCTCTGCTTCCTTTAGTTCTGTAAAGTGACTATCACGAACATATTCAACAGTAATATCTTCTTTCCAGCTGTTCCAATCTTCTTCAGTAATAACACCTTTTAAGATGAGCTGCTTTTTAAGAATATTATAAAATAGATTATCAAAACGAGAGCGAAGTCTATCAATAAACTTCTGAAACTTTAACTCTTCTCTTGTTATTTCATTTGTCTTGCCGAGAGAGAATTGAGTTTCTTGCTCAAGTCTACTCATAGGAACGTTTAATGATCTGTAGAGTCGTTTTTGAAAATAGATGATGTCGTCGATTTGTCCAAGATTTTCACCGCCTGGAAGTGTAGAGATTTCTGTTCCACGACCGCCTTCCCTACGAGGGAGCCAAAAGTCTTCAAGCATCGACATATGTTTACGATCATCTCTAATAGCTCCTGTGTTAGCATCGTATACGAGTTTATTACGGTACTTAGCCATAATACCTTTCATATATTCTTCTGATTTACCTTTAGGTAAATTACCTACATCAATGTAGAATATACGACGCTCTGGAGCTCTAGCTAGTCTGTAAATGACTAGCGAGTCTTCCATCATACGTAATTGATTAATAGGCTTCAGAGCTTTATGAAGATGTGATACAACTTTCTTACGAGCTTCATCTAGTAAGCCAGAGGTAACATAAGAAATAGAATCAGGAGTAATCTTAATACCTTGATTAGTTGATCCAGGCTTTTCCTGATAGATATAGAACTCATCTACTCGCTCAACAAGAGTTGCTCCTGTCTCAGGGTCTTTCTTCTTTTTAATTTGTTTAACTTTTTTAATCTTAGAAGCATCAATAGGTCTTACTTCTTGAATACCAGCTTTAAGATTATTTTCATCGAGTACAAGATGATGAAACATTCTACCATCTACATACCAACGCTTAAACATATCATGACCTAAGTCACCGAAGTTAAGCATAGATAATACACCATCAAACTCTTCGGTCATAGCTTTTTTAATCTGATCGCTAATACCATCTACATTATCAAGATTAAGCCTCACAGGAGCTTCGTTTGAGCCTGAGGTAATAGCTTCGTTAACAATATCTTCGACTGCTGCATCTACTTCAGGGTGATGTGAGACTGAACGATATTGCATAATAAGTTGTTTTTCGTCCTTGGTTTTCTCTCCATCCAAGTCGACATAAGTGCCATAGTGTGCACCTGCAGCTGTGACAAACCCTGCACCATCCTCATCAACAGGAGCCACAATTGATTGTAGCTTCTCTTGTTGTCTATTTCGAGCTCTTTTAATCTCGAATCCAAATAATTTAATACTGTCTTCAGCCATATTAATTCCTAATTAGTTAAGAGGGGCCCTTAAGCCCCTCTGATATTTATAGGGCTTATGAGGTTGTGTTTGATTCCCAGTACTGGACTTGGAACTCAACAGTGAATCGTTCAATCTCATTTTCTGAAGCATAGCTCAGATCAATTGGAGATACAGCTGTTGGGAAACAACCACGGAAGTTGTATGTCTTAATTGTTGAGCCATCTTTGTCAAGTTGCTCTACCAGTAAGTCTGCTTCGTAATCAACAACGTTAGTTAGTCCAGTATTAGCACTATGTGCATTCATACCGTTCATCCAGCGTTCCATTGAATCACGAATTACAAAATCCGTATCATTAATGATTGTCGGAGACCATACATCGAATGTACGATCACCAGCCATTTTTAATTGTCTACCTCTAAAAGGTACAATGATCGGTGAGATCGTTGAACCAGGTAGCTGTGCTGCCTCGCAGAGAAAGGATGATGCTTCCACATCTCCTCCTGCATAAGCTGGGAAGTTGATAGTCGCTTTGAACAGATTTGGTCTAGCGCCACCACCTCTCAACTTGGCTTTAAAGTCGTCTACTCCTAGAATAGCCATTGTCTATTTACTCCTTTGACGCTATTATACTGTGCCTACAACTTCACTAAAGTCTACACCAGTTCTAACAGCTACAAAATTAAGAGTAACGTAGTTAATTGAACGAGCAGGCTTAATGAAGATGTTCGCGATGAATTCATTACGATCAATAACATTTGCTGTGTTATTAGTACTATCACAAACTACCTTAAAGTCTGTGATACCGCGGCGACCTTGAATCTCTCTCAGGAAAGGCTCTACAATATTTACAAACTCAGCTCTTGTAAAGTCGTCGTTAAACTCAAACATTACGTTTCTAGCTGCAGCTGCAATAGCTCTTTCCATTACTAAGAACAATCTACGAACATTAATTCGATCGAATGCGGATGGTCTGTTCAAGAATGTCTTATCACCGAATAGCAAAATACCTTGTCCAGGAATATTTGCAACAGGGTTAACACCAGCTTTATAAAGAGTATCTCTGTCTGCTTTAGTAGGTGAATAAGACAGTGCTGTTACTCCAAAATATTGACCTCTTCTCTGACCTGCAGGAGAGAACCATGGAGCTGCATTAGCATCAGTAGCTGCCATAATACCTGCTGTAGTCGAAGCAGCTGGAATAAAGACATATTGATCATTATACTTATCATACACCTTTAGATAGTTATTATCTACTACAAGGTAAGAAGATGTATTAAACCCTCCTACAGTAGTTGTAGTTGCCGTTACTGGTGTTGCATTATTAACAACGGCTGCAATATCTGGTGAAGTTACAACCACACAATCTTTTCTTAAATTACCAGCGATGCTTGTTAAGTTATTTACAACAGTTCGTTGGTCAGCTGCGTTAGCCATACCAGGTGCAATCAAGAAGTCAACCTGAATATTATCAACATCGTTAAACAAGGCAAATCCACTAGCTATGTCTGAAGTAGCTTTTGATCCGCTATCAACTCCACCTGTTAGTGATTTACTAATCGCCCCAGATGGGTTACCAAATGCCTTACCTGATGTTGCGGCTGTACCTGCATGAGTTAAAGTGGCTAAGTCACCATCAAAATGAGCTAACCATACATACTCTGATGCAGAATTAATTACATCATACACGTAATTAGAGGAACCATCGCTATTTTTAGCATTAGATGCTAAAGATACAAATGCATAACTCTCAAGAACAGTACCTACTGTGCCAGAGATGAAACCATCTTCATCGGATACTACTACGTGAACTTCATCAGCACTACTACCTCTAGCATCTGCATATGCAGAGGTACCTGGTGCTTCATCAAATAGACCTTTATGTGTCCAACCGGTAAATCCAGCTGCTGTACATATATCTACTTTAATGGAGTTACCTAATGCTCCGGCCCATTTAGCAATCCAAGCACCTACGTTAGTATCGCCTGAGTCTGCGCCAAATGAACTTTTTACTTCATCCCAATGAGAACTGTTGTTAACATTTGTTACAACTGATGAGGATGAAGTTGCGTTTTTAGCTGCTGATGTAGCTTCTCTTACTACATACAGAGCTGAAGAATATCTTAAAAATTGTACTGCAGATAAAAAATCTACAGCGTTTGTTGCTGTGGGTGATCCAAATCTTTCGGCTAAGTCAGCCTCCGAACTAACTAGAGTAGCTACGTTGGTTGGACCCCAGCGAAAATCTCCGACATACGCACCAGTTGTTGACTGGACATTAGGAACAAACCCTGAAAGGTCTACTTCCTTAACCGTAATCGCAGGAGATTCAGAGGGACTAAATACTGCCATTTCTCTTTTCCTTTTGAGCTAATGATAAGATGTCATAATAAGAACATTCAATTACCGTTATTTATAATATTTTAATTCTTAATAAAATTCCTCTACCCAAGGTTTACTTCCTTGAATATGCCATTCATCTGGCTCCGGTTCCAATATAGGTTCATTTAATCCATCATCATGGTATCCCCATTCAAACACATCAAGTTCTATTTCACTCATTCTTTGCTTAAACATAAGCTCTTTCATATTAATATCAGACATATCTAAAAATCTATCACCTAATGTAAAGTAACCAAACAACACAAGATTCATCATTAAATCGTCATGATTACCATCAGACGCTTCATAAGATTGACCTTTAGCTATAAATGTAGACATCTCAATAATAGTTTCTTGATCGTGAATATTAAGTTTTCTATTTTCAACAATATCTTTTATAGTAGAGCATCCTAAACGCTTTACCTTTTTGTTCATCATAATACCAAGACCATTAGCTTTTAAAGCAGACTCTAGATGTAAATTCTCATACTCTAATTCATAATATAATCCATTACATACAATAGTACCTTGATCATTGTTTTCTATAACAACATATGCTTCATTATAATTTTTACAATACTTGTATATAATATTAGGAAACAATATAGGTGACATCTTGTTATTACGATATACGCATACTTGCTCGAACGGAGTTGTAGATATATCTATAATATTAAAAGTACTATAATCACCACCAACACCTTTAGCAACGTCCACAGTGCATATATACTGATGATCTTTTTCAGGTTCTTTGTATACAAGAAGAGTACCTCCTTCTAATACCCCGATAGGATTTCTCGCTCTTAATTCCATAAGAGTACTACCATCAATAAGTGTATCTCCAGTACCAAAAAATGTATTGCCAAACTCTTGATCAAACTGTAGCCTTGAAGTATTAGCTATTGTTTGTTCTTTCCAAGCCTCGTCTCTACCAGGCACATCCCACCAATCAACTCTAAATGGTTTGTATTCGTTTGTACCTTGAACAGCTCCTTCCCACAACTTATGAAACATATTACCCACTCCGTTAGCAGTAGATGTAATAATAACTTTAGTCTCTTTACCAGAAGAAATAACTGGATATGTAGAAGTATAGAATGTAGCAGCATCTTCAACGAATGCAAACTCGTCTAAGTATAGCAAATTAACAGACATACCACGAATAGAAGAACCTGATGTAGCTGCAGCAACAATACGAGAATTATTAGAAAACTCTATAGATTTTTTATTTAACGACTTACACCCAGGCTGTAGAAAAAACGGTAGATTCTCTAACATCAGCGTTACTCTCCCAAGCATCTCTTGAGATGTCGCTCCTTTGTTAGCAAGGATAGCTACAACCTTCTCAGGATGAAAGAGAGCAAACCAGAGTAGATATGCAACTGAAGAAATAGACTTACCAGACTGTCGACACGCTAGTACAATGGAGAATCGTTGATTAGTAAAATGGTCAAACATCTTACTCTGATAATCGTATAGCTCGAAGTTTACAAGACCTAAATCTAGGTGAATAATCTTACAATACTTAGAAGCAAAGTAAGAAGAGTCATCCATACATTTTTTATATTCTTCTACTTCGAATATATTAAATTGTGTTACAACACCATCACGCTTAATATTTGGGTTACCGAGATATGTGTCATTCATCTGTCTGGTCAATTATATCCACATCTTTCATCAACATACGTTGTAAGTCTGTTGTAGACCCAACGAAAACATTATTATTAGTAGTACTAGGAATAGCTGGAATATCTTTCTTTTCCATATCGTGCTTCTTCTTATGAATATCAATAAGAGAATCACCTGCATCTGATACGTTTTTTAACATACCAGAAAGAACCTCATAGGCTCTGGGATGTTCTGTTGCTCGGGCAACTTCAATCATATCTTCTAAAGCTTCTTCACCTTTGACTAGAAGACCATGTTTAATTCTTCTTACGAGTTCAAAATCGTTTTCTTTATTATCATTAGTCATCATAATCGTATGCTTCTAGGAACCCATAATCACTATCAGCACTCACTCCAGAAGGAGTAGGAGTAATAGTAATACTCAATAAATCACTGTCAGCAATATCCTTTGTTTCTGTATCAATCTTAGCAATTGATTTATTAATAATTTTACCATCATTAATCGGACCATAAAAGTTAACTTTCATATCAAATGTTAAAGTATATAGGATAGTTCTTCGTGAGGCAACTTCGCCTTCAAAATCATCATTAAAATCTACACTTGTAATAGTAATAGGTACATCTTCTACTACACTTGGATGATCTGCAAGAGGTTTAATTGAAACGTTGTACTGAGGAGAAAAATAAGGAATTATCTGCTCTACAATTTGTAAGGCATCATTCTGAGTTTTAGAATAAATGTTAAGCTGAAAGTTTATTATATAAGGTACAAAGGCATTTATTTTAGATCTCTGAGATACTGTAGTTCCTGCTTGTTGAAAGTTAGTAGTCTTTTGTAGCTGTCTAGAAGGGTCATAGTTTATACCTATTATTTCAAAAGACATTCTAGGAAGCTTTACTGCTACTCTTTGACCGTCTTGCAAGTCAGCTTGCTCTCTTATACGGTCTAAGAATTTAGACCGAGGTGCATAGGTTAAAGGAACTTTAACATGATTATAAGAAGCTCCTGTCTCTAGTCGTCTGA